GATTATGGCAATCAATTTGCAAATTGGACAACTAAAAAAGGTACAGAAACTTTTAATCAGAATTATTTGACTCCAAGTTATTTTGGTAATGTGGTTGTAGAAGTTACAGGCCAGGATATCGCGAATCAAGCTGGTTATTGGGGTCCTGAGTTTAGAGCAGATCAGTCTTTTCTTTTTGTAAACTATTCACTGAACCCATGCCATAATAACCCTTTACATGATCCCCAGTGTCCTGGGTATGCGCAGGCGTTGTTCAATCAACAATGCCAGCAAAGTGCTTTGTATGACCCAGCATGTCCTGGTTATGCTACTGCTTATTTGAACCAACAATGTACTATTAATGTCCTATATGATCCGGCCTGTCCTGGTTATCAAACCGCATACTACAACCAACAGTGTACTAATGATCCATTGTCGGATCCAGGTTGTCCGGATTATTTTGTAGCGCAGTGTGAGAAAGATCCATTGTATGACATGGGCTGTGTTGGATATGACACCGCTTATTTTGATCAGCAGTGCGGATTAGATGCTCAATACGATACTATGTGCCCGGGCTACGTGGACTTTTCGGGAAATGATGACGTAGTGGTCATACTTGATCCCATCATTGATGATGCAATCAATGTAGAGGTTGAACCAGAATTATTTGAACAAGAGATTCCTGTGTACGAATTTGAGTACAAAGAGGAAATAGTAGAAGTCGAAACTGATATGGTCGACTTTGATGAAAGCGTACAAAAACTAGAAGACGATATCGAAAAAGAAATAGCTAAGCTGGAACAAGAAGGAGATAACGCTGACGGAGAGCTCAATCTAGAAGACGACATTGAATCCGAGATTGCTAAACTCGAAGAATCTGCAGACCAAAAAGATTTTGAAGACCCGTCACTCGTTTCCGGTGAAGAGAATATGGAGGAGGACATTGAAAAAGAAATCGCGGAACTGGAGTCAGAGGCATCAGCCGAGGAACGGGACGAGGAGCAAGTGGAATCGGATGGAGTACAAGTCGCCGATAGTGATGCTAGGTCCGACACACTGGAGCGATCTGATAGAAAAACAGATGAACGGAAAAACGTACAAGACAAGAGTACTTCATCAAGACGAGACAAAATGCGAATGCTCATCGCGGCCAAGGCGATTGAAACAACTCGAGAACTCGAAAAAGCAGTAACTCTCGAACAGTCAATGGATATTCAACGTAGACTGCTAGCGTTAATCAGTTTCGTTCCAGACTTTAAAGACGAATACACGAAAGAGGAAATTCCACAGGTTAACTTTTATCCACCTAAACCTGTAGTAGATCATGCATATGCAAGGTGGTTCTTAAATGATCCTAACTTTGCAGCGATGGAGGACTTGCAATATGATTGATTGGAAAAAAGCTTTAAAAGCAGGGTGGGAAGAATCTAAAAAACATGAGCTGATTAGTGGTCCAGAGAAGTGGGCGCTCTACATTTGTTTTGGTTTCATTATATTAATTTTAATACTCTAGGAGAGTTTAATGGATCCAGTATCAGCCATAGCTGTAGCCGGCTCAGCATTCAGCGCGATCAAGTCAGGATTCGCAGCGGGCAGGGAAGTCGAGTCTATGGGCAAGGATATCATGAGATGGATGGGTGCCATTCAGGATATCAAGCAAGGGCATGAAAAAGAAAAGAAAAGAAAGTCCAGGTTTGCCACTGTAGAAGAAGAGGCATTGGAATCCTGGATCATTAAGAAAAAGGCAGAGGAAATGGAAGATGAACTTCGTCAATTCATATCCCTGCAGTATGGGCCGTCGGCATGGCAGCAGCTCATTAAGATGCAAGCTGACATACGTAAGCAAAGGCAGGAAGAGGAAGAAGCAAGGCAAAGAAAGATCAGGCAAAACATCGAATATGCTATTGCTGGATTTCTTATTCTTGTTACCGCAGCCATTGTAGTATCCGGCGCATTGCTCATTGTGGAGTACAGGTCGTGACACACGTTTTTGTTCTTATCCTTGTGATAGGTGGTAACATGGTGTCAAAAGACATGTACTTTTACGATATTGAGAGGTGCAACTATTTTGCATCTCAGGTCACAAAGAGGTATGGCAACTATAAATACATAAACAATGTACCGGAAGAACATAAAGCAACAGCTTATTGTAAACCGGTTTACGTTAACACCGAGAACATGTTGATTTATTGATGCTAATATTTCTTTTTATTTTAACAATAGTACTGCTAGTTGCCTTGACCATATGGGTAAGTATCATGTACGACGTATACGTTCCAGACGAGCCAACTACACAAATGGAACGCAGATGTATAGACATTAAGGAGAGACTAAAATGGCTGAATTGGAAATTGCAGGAGCAAAGATTAAAGGAGGAAAACTCCTCTTAGTGCTACCTGTTTTATCTGCACTCGGTGGTGGCCTATGGGGCGGCTTCGAGTTTTATAAAGACTATATGGACATGAAAGAAAAGATCCAAACCTATGAGGCGCCGGATCTGTCAAACATTCATGAGCAGTTAGCCGTACTCAAAGAAGAGATGATGGCAACTAAAGAAATATCAGAAAACTTTGTTGACACGGTACGTGATGCTAAGTCTGATACAAGAGCTGATATCGTGCGAGTTGAAAAGGTAGTTGATAGAGTTGAAAACGATATTGATGAAGTAGAAGACGAGCTCAGAACTACTGTTGAAGAATCTGAAGCTATTGCTCAGAAGAATAAAGAGTATGTTCGTGAATTTATTAATGATACCGACAAGCGGTATGATGATAAGATTAGCGGCCTTGAAGGATACGTCAAGCGTGAGCTTGAGAACCTTGAAGACCGCTTAAATAGTAAGCTTACAAAAGCTTTGGATAATCCTTTAGCTAATCGTTAAGCCATGTCGAGGGCTGCGGCTGTCGTTTCTTCATTACGACGAGTCCAGCCCCGACCAAACGTTGCAAAGTGTTTTAATCCTTCGTAGTATTCCTGCCGGTAATCCTGATATGCTTCGATAGTATTTTCAATGCCGTACTTTTCGATGTATGCATCAAGTGCTGCAAGGGTATTGGGACCAATGCCACCATCAACATGAGTACCGATAAGAGATTGAAGATATTTAGCGGCTCGTCCAGGACCAGCATTAACACCAAAGTCGAAAACACAAAGATCCAGGCCTGAAGGGAGTTGGTCACCTTTGACTCGATCCCAATAGTTTGCTTTGTAGATTGGTTCAACATCTTCTCTCGTCAAATCCCTCATATCCTTTTCGCCACCAAAGTCTTCATAGACTCGTTTGGTAACTCCAAGATTTGTTTCTCCACCCGGATCTTCAGGGTGGTCAACATACCCGCCTTCATGATGGAGAATCATTTCCAAGCAGTATACGTAATTTTGTTCAGCCATGTGATGTTCCTTTTTTAGGTTTTGCGTGTGGATTGCCCCAGGCGTCACGAGCATTCACACGAATAAAAGGCTTGTTGGTTTCTTTTGAATTAGGATTGACAACAGTCAGCACCACGTTCTTACCTTCGCGCCAAGCTTTTAATTGATTGTTGAGTTGAGTCATCGTGCCAACATAGTCACGACGAATAGAATTGAGCAGCTTCTGATTGACGTTATTTCTTTCGCCTTTAGATACCTGCTTTGCTCTTGATTTTTTCTTACCCATTATAGATTTTCCTCAAATGATCTTCAAATTGTTCGACCTTTTCTACTCGATTTGGCCAAAGAATATATTCCTTTTCAGGATTTGCTTTGAGATTATTGAGGAGGGGCGTGATAGCATTATACAGTTTATCAAGCCGGTCCTGTGTCGTAGTGGCCAGCTGTTCAGCATCATTAGCGGCAGCAGCAGTATCCTGCACCGCTTTCAGTTCAGTTTCGTCTACGGCAGTAAAGCCGAAATCAAATAGTTCTGTCATACAGTTATTTATACTCTATTTGATTTCGACAGTGCTTCATCGATTGCAGGGAATAGGTATTCCACTACATCATCTTGATCACATTGGAACCTGATGCCGATACCACCGGCAGCTTCCCAACGTTTGATATTGTCAATCTTATCATCGATCAAGATGTTAGGCTTTCCTGTAAGCCTATTCACAGCATACTTATGTTTGTTACCTGTGAAGATGCAGTTTTCAACTTCAGGCATGAAGCCATGATCCTGCAACCAGACTCGCTTCCAGTAAGCGGAGTTGTTATGATCACCGCGGAGAGGTGAAGAGCAGATGCCCCAATCTCCGTAGGACTTGACTTTATCAACAATCATTTTGGATTCCGGGAATGCAGGAATCCTGTTGAAGAAGTCAGTGCCAACAAGATCATTCAAAGCAAATTCTTTTTGCTTGATTGACTTCCAATGATCTACTCCATTTCGAGTAGCGAAGGCCTTGAAGAAGTCGGCGATTACGCCGTCCATGTCAAGGTAAATAGTCATTTTCATACAGCCTCCTTATTAAAAAATTTATCGAGTTGCAACACTGCGTTAACGCATGTTGCGGCCATTGGTTCCCAACCTCCGATTGACCACACTTTGTTTTCATCCAAAGGCGTGTCATTCTTATAGTCGTATATCGTAGCACGAGTTGTAGTGCCATCTTCCAGGTCGAAAGTCAGGTTCCACTCAACTCGAGTTTTATCCATCTCTGAGAGTTCATCCCAGGTAGGTTCTCCGAATGAACGTACCAAGTCTGCATATGTAAACTCGGTAATCCGATCTTGAAGGTGTGAACCACAACAATCAAAAGCTTTATTTTCTTGAGACAAGATCATTAGTTAACCTCCCAACCAAGTGTTGCTGTAAACTCTGCGCCTTTGTCGGCGTAGATAGCCATTACGATTCTTTCCCGAATGCATGTGTCCAGGTAAGCGATGTGAGTAGCTGCTGCCTCAATCCAATCTTTGTTAAGAAGGTTAAGAGCATTTTCAGCATCCTTAGCATCCTGCTCATACATGTCTGACATGTCCTCAGCAATAGCCCATTCGCTTTGAGCTTCATTTTTGAGGTCTTTGATCAGTGTTTCAAGGTTTTTCATAACTTTTCTCCATCTTTATTATAGATCTAGTATACCATATAAATTGGAGAATGTACACCTTTTTTTTCAAAAAAGTGCATTTTTATTTCCTTTAAAAACAACAACTTACGCTTTTTTATAGAAAAAAAACGTAAGCCATTGATTTTGTTGATTATTTTTTTATTAAAATCTACCAAGGAATCGTGCAATGTGATGCACAAACGGTAGAAGAGTTGCGGCCATAAACAGATTGACACCTGTATGAGCCATAGCTATTCGAAGTGTATCACCTTTAGGCATACCATCAGATACTAAAAGACCGGCTAACCAAATGGTGCCGGTTGTTCCAATGTTTGCTCCAAGTACCGCAGCGATCGCTGCCGGGAGAGGAATTGCTCCAGATGCAACCAGTGCAATAATTGCCGTTGTTGACAGTGAAGACGACTGCCAAAGCAGTGTCATCACGATACCACCAATAAACATATAAATGATATTGCCGGTAAACCAGGATAGATGTTCCATGTTACCCATAGATTTCATTCCACCTGAGAATGTTTTAAGACCGATGTAGAAAATAACCAGTCCTACGATTGCTGTAATTACGGGGTTTCCTAGATCCATGTTCTTTACCTTTTTCCAGAGTGCATCCATTGCAATCTCCTTTTCATTAAATAGTTATTTATCGGGCTGTAGCCATATCGTAACAAAAGTTTAACAAAAAACTTAATAGCTTTGAGCAAGTCTCCACATGAGATATTCTTTACTCTCAATAGGATCATACTTTGGTTCTTCATCTAATAGACATTTCACTATCGTTCCAGGAGTAGGATCTACAAAGTGTGGCATACTATAACGAGGAAGATGAATATGACTATTGACAACTCTGTGTTTTGTGCTGACAAAATAATCGTTTGTCCACCTTTGTAATAGATCACCAATATTGACTACAACGCCGTCTTCTGCATACGGCACTGGATGCCATTTACCATCTAGATCTTGAACCTCTAGTCCAGGAACATCATTGATTTGCCATAGCAAAGTGATTGTACCATAATCACTATGTTCACCAATACGTTTTTGGTTAGGTTCAATCTCACCTTTGTACGCAGGATAATGAATAATTCGAGTTGTGTTGTATGGTTCTTTGTGAGCATCTACCAGAGTTGTACCACTACCAAGGATCGTATCAAACTTCTCTAAGATCCTCATGGTCAGATCGTCTGCAACTCGAATCGATTCGAGAGCAACTTTATTAAACTGATCAATTTCCGTAGGCCACAAGGACTCATCCATACGGGTATTGTTGTAGTTAAAACTTTCCTTCACATCAGTTGGCGCAGTAGGATCTACATTCTCTGCACCCATAACGCTATAACCCAAATTTGTTTCGGGCTGATATGAATATTTTTTCTTTGTATCGAGAGGAAGCTGAAAGAACTTTTTCATATCCTCAAACCAGATACTCATTGCTACCCTATCTTTTAAAGATAAAGTGTTTGTAAAGACTGCGAAGCCTACAGTAGTGTAGGCCTCGCGAATCTCGTCCAGAACTGTTTCACTTTTGAAATCAATTACTGGTATCATTAGTTTGGTACCTTAGCATCAATGCCTTCAACATAATACATCATCTGGTTTAGATGCAAGTCTGTTGCAACCTCACCATCTTTCAGTTGTAGGTTACCTTGGTTATCCTTAATAGGACCAGTAAATGCAAAGTACTCACCCGCAGAAATAGCAGCTTTGATTTCTTCGGCTTTTGCTTTCACATCATCAGGCATATTAGTGAATGGTGCCATTTGAACTGCACCTTCGTTCATATGACCAAAGTAATCATTGGTCTCCCATGTACCATCAATCACTTGGCC